TCTGCGAAAGGCAATAGGAAGCCTAAAGTGGGACGAGGACCATCCGAACCAGCCGGAAGATAAGAATATAGGTAACTGTAATGACTGGTGGGATGCGGAATGCTACACCTGGTTGGATTTTGTGGAGTATGTAGACTTAGACAGGTAAAGTTGCACCGGTGCAACAGAAGGAGAAGAACATGGAAGGATGCGTAAAAAATTTTTTACAGACAAAGGGATATACAGTGAATGATAATGCACTGGGGAAAATTCAGATATGTGATGATTGGTATAGCAACAGAGTAATTGATAATTTTCATAAGCGCAAAACGGTTAATGGACAGCAATATGAGCTGACCAGATTAAATTTTGGCAAAAGATGTTGTTCGGATGATGCGAATCTGTGTGAGGTGTTGGAGATCAACGCAGGAGATGGAGATCAGTATGATTTTGTGAAAGAGGTATTGCATAAGAATCAGTTCAATACACAGTACCGCAAGCAACTTGAAAAGACTTCCGCAGATGGAACTGCAGCATGCTATATCAGACTGGATAATGCAACTTTTATGGATGATAACAGTGTAAAGGGTGGAGACATCAAACTGAACTATGTGGAGGCAGATGCATTCACTCCGTTGACGGTGGAAAATGACATTGTGACAGAAGCTGCTTTTTCCGGGAGCACACTTGTCAAAGGAGAAAAGCAGACGACACTTGTATTGTTTACAGTGGACAATGGAAAATACATGGCAGAGACTCACGTTTTCAATAAAAAGGGAGAGGAAGTAAAAGATAAAGCGGTAACAGCACGACTGGGAGAAGTGAAGCCATTTGCAGTAATGCGCAATGCAGAGGTAAACAACCTGGATGATATGATAGGGTATGGATTACCAAAGCTTTGGGATGCAATACCGGCACTCAAGGTAGTGGATTTGTGTTATAATGTTCTCTTTTCAGATTTGGACAAAGCAGAGAAGATTATCCTGGTGAATGAGTTGCTGTGTGAATTTGACGACAATGGAAAACCGAAACTGACACCGGAACAGAAAAAACTTTTTGTATTCACAGGCGAGAAGCTTCCGGAAGAAAAGGGAATGATCCAGGAGTATAATCCGGAGATTCGAGTGGATCAGATCACCAAGTCATTTGAGTTGGCACTGTCCCTGCTGTCTATGTCCTTTGGTTATGGTACGAAGAAATACAGCTTTGAGAATGGTCAGATTACTACGGCAACGGAGTATATGGGAGAGCGTCAAGATCAGATGCAGGAACTCAACCGACAGCGCCAGGAGGCTATCCGGTACATACAGGATATCTGTAAGGCAGTGATGTGGTTTGCTAACACATTCCAAGGTAAGGCCTTTACTCTGAATCAGGAGATTATGGTAGACTTCGATGACAGCTATATTACCGATCGAGAGGCAGAATTGGAACGTAAGCGTAATGACGCGCTTTCCTTCGATATCCCTGAACTGACAATTTGGTATCTGATGGAGGCATATAGCCTGACAGAAGATGAGGCAAAGAAACTGGTCAAAGAAAAGCTGCAGGAGGAAGAGGACCAGCCTACCGGAGAGGATGAAGACTAATGTTGACAAATGAACAGGAAGAGATCATTGGCGAGGCATTGCTTCCTTTGTTTCAGTATTTGGAACACAGTGTGATCGTGGATGTGGCACAACGTATCCTGGCAACAATGGCATATTCCAGGACAGCAGAGATTGAAGCACAGCGCCTTCAGCAGTTAGGGTACAGTCCAGTAAAAATACGGAAAGCGGCAATGAAACTGTTACAGTCGAACCCGGAATTCCGGAAAGAGGTGGCAAAGAATACTCTGGAACACAAGAAGACGGTGAAAAAACTGCTGAAAGAGATACTGAAGGCAGCAGAGGCAGCAGGTGGGCAGGTAATGCAGGAATCAGCAGACCTGTCCTATCTGGATGATCTGAGAACCTGGAAGCAGGCAGGGAAAGAAATTACAGATAATTCTTATCTGCCGCAGCTGGTGGAAGCTATAAGGAAACAAACAAATGAGAATATGAAAAGCCTGGCAGGATCGACAGGCTTTAAAACCATGTCAGGTTTTGAAACGATGGAAAACCTATATCGAAGAGAATTGGATAAGGCAATGATCAAGGTATGTACCGGAACATTTAGCCGGGAGCAGGTGATCTATGATACTATACATAGTCTTGCGGATAGTGGCCTACGTACCATTGACTTTTCTTCCGGCTACAGTATGCAGCTTGATACTGCGGTGAAACTGGCGGTGAGAACAGGATCCGGGCAGATTGCCGCTAAAATCATGGATGAAAACATTACAAGGACCGGAGAAAACCTGGTATACGTATCCAAACACTGGGGAGCACGTAATACCGGCGATGGTCACGCCAACCATGAACAGTGGCAGGGACGGGTATATTACATCAAAGAGGGGGAGGACTACAGTTCTGAGGCAAGGCGGATAGGACAGGACTATATAACAGATCTGTGGAGGGCAACGGGATATAGCGCAGATGGGAATCATGAGAACGATCCTTTAGGCCTGTATGGGTATAACTGCCGGCATAAGCATTATGTATGGTTCATCGGCAGCAGTCTTCCGGATGAGGACCCACAGCCGGATCCCGTCACGATAGATGGAAAAACCTACGATTACTACCAGATTACACAGAAAATGCGGATGTTGGAAAGAAAAATCCGGGCATTAAAGCGTGAGAGGGAAGCAATGGCAGCGCTGGGGCAGGATACCAAGGAAATCTCCGGAAAAATTAAGCAGAAGATCAAGAACTATCAGGATTTTTGTAAGGATGCGAAGGTAAAACCGGATATTAACAGATTGCGATATGAATGTAAAACATCAGATCTGACGAAGACGAAAGCCTGGGAAAAATATAATAATATGACAGAATCGGAAAAAGCTGATACTTACAGAGTAGATAGCAATGTCGTGGATATGGATTATATTAATTCTGCAGAGTATCGTAAAAAATTTGATTCTTTTTCCGATAATTCAGAGCTTAATAATCAGATATATACTGTGGCAAAACAGATTCTTCAGCACAGAAGTGGCACGGATTTTGAGGACATGTATCTGATACATGCGAAGAGTGGAACGATAGAAGGATCACAGACTGAAAGTGCAGATATTTTACAGGTAGATTACAATGAATCATTGAGAAATGCTATAAAAAACAACAAGGAGAAAGAACTTATAGCAATACATAATCACCCGACTAATATTTTGCCAGATGGAGCAGACTACGTAAGCCTTGGATACAGAAAATACAGGCAAGGTATTATTGCAACACATAACGGGAAGGTGTATACTTATAGCGTAGGGGATAAGCCTTTTACATCAGGAGTACTTGATAGAAGGATATATAAATATCATGGAGCACCTCATTATTTGTCAATGGAGGAAGCACATGTAAAAGCATTGGAAACCATGATGGAGGATTATGGAATAGAGTGGAGAGAACTGAAATGAAGGGAAAAGACTTAAAGGATGTTGTAAAAATATATAATGATACTCCGGAAGAAAATGAAAAAAAACTGAAAGAAGAGGAAGAAAAGTCTGCCAAACTAAAAGAATGGGTTTTGGAGTAAAAAAATATTGAAACAAACATAAGTTTGCTTTATAATACATCTTGTGAGACACTTAAGCCAACCAAAAGGAGAAAGTTGGTAATATATGAGTTCTAAGTGGTGCAAATGCCCGAAATGTGGTAATCCGCACTTCTTAAAAGTGTTGCCGAATACGAAGATATGTAATTTCCCGGCATACTGCAAGAAATGTAAAAATGAAATAGTGATCAATGTAGAGCCTAGAGCCGATGTGATCAATTCCAAGTGAATTGATCCATGGCTCTTTTTTTGTTCTACGATGGCGGAATAGAGCAGAGGCAGCTCACCGGGTTCATGCCCCGGAGGTCGCAGGTTCGATCCCTGCTTCCGCGATTATCCCATATCGCAGAAAGTGCGATTCACAAAATATTTTAGGAGGACAATATGAAGAACATTTTTGAAATCATGAAAGAGTATGGACTGGAAGTACCTGAAGATAAGAAAAAGGACTTTGAAAAAGCTGTACTCGAAAACTACAAGACCCAGACCGATTATGACAACCAGACCAAGAAGCTGGACGCAGCGAATGAAACCATCAAGGCTAATGATACTGCAATGAAAGATTTGCAGACCCAGTTAGATGGATTCAAGGATGTGGATGTCACAGGACTCAACAAACGAATCAGTGATCTGGAAGAGGAAAAGAAGAATATTCAGAAAGATTACGATTCCAAGATTGCGGACCGGGACTTCAGTGATCTTGTAAAGGAAAGTATTGCAGCTGCTAAGGGAAAGAATCCTAGGGCAATTATGGCTCTGCTGGATGTAAACGCGCTGAAAGCATCCAAAAACCAGAAAGAAGACATTGCGGCAGCACTGAAAACCTTAACAGAAGCAGAAGACAGTAAAATGCTCTTCGGAGAGCCGGAGCCTAATCCGGTAGGAACTGGAAATCTGATTGGACAGGTGAGAACCGGAGGCAGTGCTAATGCAGATGAGGCTGCAATGAGAGCTGCAATGGGACTTCCGCCTGCGACAGAAACAAAGTAGGGAGGAAAATAAATGCCTAACACAATTGCATTAGCCAAAAACTATGTACCTCTGCTTGATGAGGTATACAAAAGAGAATCTGTAACCAGTGATCTGACAGGAGATCCTGCAATGGCAAGAGCTGGCGCAAACGCAAAGGAGATTATATATCCTCAGATTGCTGTAACCGGTCTTGGCGATTATGACCGCAACAGTGGTTATACACAGGGAACTGTGGATTTCAGGTGGGCATCCACGGAATACAACTATGACCGTGGTGCCAAACTGTCCGTAGATGCTATGGATAATCAGGAAACCTATAATCTTGCATTTGGCATGGCGGGTGCAGAACTTATGCGTACCAAGGTAGCACCGGAAGCGGATGCATTCACATTTGCTACACTTGCAGGCACTGAGGGCATTTCCAAGGGAGAAGCCAAGAAGATTGTCACCGCAGAAGAGTTCCTCGCAGAACTGCTGGAGGCAAAGAATACGATGGATAACGATGAGGTGCCGGAAGAAGGGAGAATCCTGTACGCAACTGCAAATCTGTTAAATGGATTGCTGATGATGGATACCTATAAGTCCAAGGAGATTCTTGCGGCATTTACCATTAGGAAGCCTGTACCGCAGGGAAGATTTTATACTTCCATCGATCTGTTGGATGGTAAATCTGCAGGTGAGGAGGCAGGTCATTATCGCAAGGGAACTGCAAAGTACGAAAAGACTAAGGATCTTACACCTGTAACCAGCAAGACATATTACACGGAGAGTGGTGGAGTTTATTCTCCTGTAGCTGGTTCCAGTGCATCCTCAGGCTCTATGTCCTCTTATTATGAGATGGTACAGGAAGCTGCAAAGCCTATCAACTTTATGATCATCCATAAGCCTGCCATCATCAAGCATGACAAGCATGTGGTATCTAATGTGATCCCAGCATCTTCCAATCCGGATGCTGATGCAGATATCATCAAGTACCGCAAGTACGGTCTTGTGGATGTCTACAAGAACAAAGTAGCTGGTATTTATCTGAGCTATCAGGCGTAGGAGGTAGCACATGAGAACAGTAGGAATGGGAGTAAGCTCCAAAAGAGAAGAGGATAAGAAGTTACTTGCAGAGATCACTGATCTGAAAGCAGAGAATGTAGCACTGAAACAGGAGATCACAGATCTGAAAGCCAAGAAAGTCCCCAAAAAGACCAAGGCAGAAGATCAGGATCCCGCAGAAGAGTAAAAACGGAGGGAGCAGTATGTCTTACATAACGTGGGAGCAATACGGCTCCCTTTATAATAGCATCACGGATGAGAAGGAATTTAACCGATTATCCAAACGGGCAGAGATCAAGCTAAATGTAATTACGCATATGCGGGCAAAGAGATTTGAGGAGGCATATGACGAGGATGCTGCCACGGACTTTCAGCAGCAGGTACATGTGCAGATTCAGGATACATTTTGCCAGCTGCTCAATACTATGGCTGTGCAGGATGCATCTGGCATGGGGACCGGTATTACATCCGTAAGCAATGACGGTTATTCAGAGTCTTACAAGGTTACAACAGCGCAGGAAAAGGAAACACAGCTAACCTCTGTAATACGTTCCGGATTATCCGGTACGGGACTGGCAGGTGCGCTATGAGCGTTCTTTTTACGGACACTATGACAGTCTATAATTTCCATAGAGATCCGAAGACAGACGATGAAGTATGGCTCAGATCAGTAGTGAAGGGAGTTCAGTGGCGTCACAATAAAACGGATGTAACATCTTCCGGCGGAGTGCAGACAGAAAGCAAGGTTGAGAGCATCACAGTGGATTTTCAGCGGGGATATGG